ATGGCGGATCGGAAAAGGACGGACGCCGAGAGCGTCTGGAAGGAGTACCAGAAGGGGCTTGCCTTCAACACGCAGCAGGACCTGTACGCCACCGTGCGCACCAACGAGAACTTTTTTGTCGGCAAGCAGTGGGAGGGCGTCGTGTCCGGCGGCCTGCCGACGCCGGTGTTCAACTTCTTAAAGCGCGTTGTGCTGTTCACCGTGGCGGGAATTACGTCCAATAATATCAAGCTGCAGGCGTCGGTATTGGGAAACGCCCCGGGAGGGGGCGGCACCGGCATGGAAACGAGCGCCGTCAACCGAGAGTTCGAGGCGCTGTTCGAGCAAAACAGGATTGTCAATCTGCTGCGGGAATACCTCCGCAACGCCGCCGTCGACGGCGACGGCTGCACCTACACCTACTGGGACCCTGCCGTGGACACGGGCCAGCCCGTGAAGGGCGCCATCGTCACGGAGGTCATCGAGAATACCCGCGTCTTTTTCGGCAACGTCAACAACCGCCGCGTCCAAAAGCAGCCATACATCCTCATCACAAGCCGGGAGATGCTCTCCGAGGTGCGGGACCGGGCGCGTGACAACGGCTGCGCCGACCCCGACGCCATCACGGCGGATACCGACGACAGGAACACCGATCCGCAGAATCTCACCGACGACAAGGTGACGGTGCTGTTAAAGCTCTGGCGGAACAAGGACACGGGCACGGTCTGGGGCATCGAGACGACGAAAAACGCCGTGATCAAGGGGCCGTGGGACCTGGGGCTCGCGCTCTACCCCGTGACGTGGCTCAATTGGGACTACGTCCAGGACAGCTATCACGGGCAGGCCATGATCACGGGGCTCATCCCGAATCAGGTCTTCATCAACAAGCTCTTTGCCATGAGCATGATTTCCCTTATGACGACGGCCTACCCGAAAATCGTCTACGACAGGACCCGGGTCGCCAGGTGGGACAACCGCGTGGGCGCCGCAATTCCCGTGAACGGCGGGGACGTCAACAGCGTGGCGCGGATCATCGATCCGGCGCAGGTATCGCCCCAGATCGCCCAGTTCATCGAGCTGGCCGTCGGGTATACGCAGAATTTCCTCGGCGCCACCAGCGTCGCGCTGGGCGACACCCGGCCCGACAACACGTCGGCCATTATCGCCCTGCAGCGCGCGGCGGCCACCCCCAACGAGCTGACGCGTCAGAACCTCTTCGAGAGCCTCGAGGACCTGGGCCGTATCTATATTGATTTCATGGCGAACTATTACGGCGAACGTCAGGTGCTCGCCGACCAGCCGGAGGGCTTTGCCCCCGTGGCGGCCATGGCGGATATAGGGGCGGACGAAAAGATACCGGTCCCCTTCGATTTCGGGCGGCTGAAAGGGCTGTCCCTGTCGTTGAAGCTGGATGTGGGCGCGTCGGCCTACTGGAGCGAGATCGCCTCCATGCAGACGCTGGACAATCTCCTTGTGCGCGGGAAGATCGATCTCATCGATTACCTCGAGCGCGTCCCCAACGGCTACATCACCAAGCAGCAGGAGCTTGTGGACAAGCTCAAAGAGACGCAGGCAGCCAAAGCGCAGCAGATGCAAATGCCGCAGAACCCTTTCGCGCCAACAGGCGCCGCGGGTAAGAGCAAGGGCGCCGGTCAGGTGATAGCGACCAGCGCCCAGCCCCCAATCCCCACCGGCGGCGGCTACGCCGCCCTGCAGCGGTCGATCAACAAGACGGGGCTGGGGAGATAGGGGAGAAGCAGGACAAAAAATTCCCCTCCAAAGGAGGGGTGGCACGGCAAGAGACTTCAAAGAAGTCTCTGAGCCGTGACGGGGTGGTTACGTGCAAAAGGATGCGTTTTTCAAACATGCTGCGTGTTTCGCCGCGGAACCACCCCGGCCCATAGAGACTTCTTCGAAGTCTCTTTACGCCGTCCACCCCTCCCTAAGCGACGGAACGTCGCTTTTGAGGGGAATTTTAAGGGGCAGACCAGCCCCTGTGAATAAATCGCCCGACCATAGGCGAGAAAGGGATTCCAATGGAAGAGGAAATGATTGACCTGAGCGAGCCCGAGGCGATCGACGAGGACTGGAACAGTCCGCCGGACGATAAGCTGGAGCCTCAAAGCGATGTGCAGGAAGAGGAGGACGCGCCGGCGCAGGACGGCCGGACGGCAGACGGCCGCGGGACGGCGGACAGCGGGGGCTCAGACCAGAGCTTTATGCTGAAGCATCTCAGCGAGATCCGGACTGTGGGGCGCGACGAGGTGATCACCCTGGCCCAGAAGGGCCTGGACTACGACAGGATCCGCGGGAAGTACGACGCCGCGGCGGCCGAGCTGGGGAGGACGAACGACGCGTATGTCATTATGAAGGAAATGGCCGAATCGCAGGGCATGACGGCGGAGGCGCTCATCGACGCCACCCGCACGCAGCTGCTCGTCCAGAAGCATCGTCTTGCGCCGCAGGATGCGGCCGGCCGCGTCCGGTCGATGCGGGCCTCGCTGGACAGGGCAAACGGGCCGGAGCGCGAGACGGCGGCGCGGCGGCAGAATGAGATCCACGAATTCCTGGGCGAGTACGGCACCGGCATCGACCCGAAGAGCATCCCGCCCGAGGTCTGGCAGTCGGTCTCCAAGGGCAAAACGCTCCTCGCCGCCTATCAGGCCTGGGAGCTCAAAAAGCTCCGGGCCGAGAGCGGCGCGGCACGAAAAAACACCGAAAACAAGGAAAGGTCCGCAGGCTCGCGCTTTTCCGCCGCCGGCGTGAAGCCGCGCGACGCCATCGCGGACGATTGGTACGACGGTTAATGGCGGGAACGGTCCTGGCCGTTCCGCCGCATGGTACGTACGGGGGAAGGAATGGATAAATCCATTCCCTACGGGAAGCGTGTAGGGACGGTTTCAACCGTTCCACACAGAAGAATACAGGAAAGGAAGGCATGACATATGTCAGTCAATCTCACAACAAAATACGCGTCGCTCATCGCGGAGCGTTTCAAGGGGCAGTCCATCACGGACGCGTACGCCGGCAAGAAGTACGACTTCGACGGCGCGCAGAGCATCAAGGTTTACACGGTGGACAAGGTCGCGCTGGGCGACTACAACCGCAACGCCGCCGGCGGCCGCTTCGGCGCCGTGTCGGAGCTGGGCGACACCGTCCAGACGCTCTCGATGAGCCAGGACAAGGCGTTCACCTTCTCGATCGATCACGGCAACGCCGAGAACCAGTTCAACATCAAGCACTGCAACGAGCAGCTCAAATCCAACTGGGACGAGGTCTGCACCCCGGCCATCGACATGTACCGCCTGGGTAAATGGGCCAACGGCGCGGGGCTCGGCGTCCTGAACGGCACCGCCCTCACGACCGCCACGGTCATGCGCGCCATCATGTCGGCCGGCGCCGCCATGAACAACAAGCTGGTGCCGAAGAAAAACCGCGTGCTGCTCATCTCCGAGTCCGTTTACATCGAGACGAAGCTCTCCAACGAAATCATCGGCATCGACACGCTGGGCGAGGAGTCTGTGAAAAACGGCGTCGTCGGGCGCATCGACGGCATGGACATCGTCCCCGTCGTCGACAGCTTCCTGCCGGCGGGCGTCAGCTTCATCATCAAATACAAAGACGCCACCGTCGACCCGATGAAGCTTAAGACGCTCCGCGTCCAGAAAAACCCGCTGGGCTACGACGCCGACGTGGGCGAGTGCCGCTTCTACCACGACTCGTTCGTTTTGGATGCCAAGGTCAACGGCATCTACGTCCACGCCCAGAGCGGCATGCTGCCCGTCCCAACGCTGACCGGCACGTCCAGCGTCACGATCGCCTGTGCCGGTTCGACGGCCATCAAGTACACCCTCGACGGCTCGAACCCCAAGACGAATTCCGCGGCGCTCACCTATTCCAGCGCCGTCGCCGTCTCCGTCGGCCAGACGCTCCGCGCCTACGGCTCCGGCACCGGCGTCGTCAATTCCCCCATCGCCGAGTACACGAGGCTGGCGTAAGCGCGGGACCACCCCGGCACGTCGAGACTTCTTCGAAGTCTCGTTGTGCCACCCCTCCTTTGGAGGGGAATGACGGGAAGGAAAAATTCCCCTCCCGGGGAGGGGTGGCGCAGCAAGAGACGAAGACGTCTCTTGCCGTGACGGGGTGGTTACGTGACCGAAACCGGCGTTGCGCGGCACAGGGAAGTCGGGATGAGGACATTCCGCCCTACGGTGAAAACCTACATATTGAATAGCAATTCAAAATATTCACAACCCCCCAAAGGAGCGTGACTTATGGCAACGACAGTGCAGCAGGTTTTTGATATCACCATGGCGCTGACGGACAATTACGCCGGCGGTGTGGCCGACAGCGGCGACACGGCCGATTACAAGGCGCGGGCGGTGCCGGTCATCAACAATCTGTCCGTGGAGCTGTACCAGTTCTCGACGGCGAAAAATACAACAGCGGGGCAGCGGCCGCTGCCGGTGTTCGTGACGCTGCCGACGGATGCTTTAGACCTGGACGACGGGCTGGCGCGGGGCGTATTGCCCCACGGGCTGGCGGCGGAGCTCCTGGTGGACGAAAATCCCGCCATGGCCGGCTACCACGCCCGCCGGTACGCCGAGTGCCTGATGCTCCTCCGGAACGCGCCGCGGTCGTTCGAGCCGATTGAGGATGTCTATAAGGCATAAAACAGAGGTGATTTGATTGGCGAGCATAAGTGCATCGAGCGAGAGAGTTTATACCGTCGCAAAATGGCTCGGCCTCAACGAGAATCCCGACGGCGATACGCAGCTGAAGCCCGGGGAGGCCGCCGAAATGCGCAATTTCAGGATCACGCGCGACGGCAACCTGCAGAAACGGCCCGGCATGAAAACCCTGCACGCAGCCCGCGCCTGGGCAGGGCCGATCCGCGGCATCTGGCACGGCAGGGTCGGCGGGACGGACTGTACGGTATTTGCGGCCGGCGGCGGCCTGTGGCTGTATGATCTGGCGGCAAATACGGCGGTATCGGTCAAAAAGCCGGACACCGTCTTCACCGACGCGCCGACAACGTTTTTTGGCTTTTCGCAGAAGCTGTATATTCTCAATGGCCATGAATATCTGGAGTGGGACGGCAGCCTGCCCCCGTCGGGCGGTGCTGTGCCGGTCACCGGATACGTCCCGCTGGTGGCGGTGTCGACGTCGCCGACAGGCGGCGGCACGCCGCGCGACCAGGTGAATAAGCTTACCGCGAAGCGGCGGATCTGGTTTTCGCCCACGGGCAGCGCGGCGGCGTTTCAGCTGCCGGAAAAGGGGCTTGCCGCCATCGGTTATGTGAAAAACCTCACGACGGGCGCAAATTTTACTGCCGGAACAGATTATTCGGTCAATCTGAACAATGGCACGGTGACCTTTGCCGCTTCACCCGCGGCGGGGACGAACACCCTCGAGGTTGAATACATGGCATCCGTCAGTCTTCGCAGCCAGGTCGAGGCGATGCGCTTTGCGGAGATTTACAACGGCGCGACGGACAACAGGGTCTTTCTCTACGGCGACGGCACCAACAAGGCGTTTTATTCCGGCCTTGACAATAACGGCTCGGAGCGGGCAGATTACTTCCCGGACCTGAACGTTTTAAACGTCGGCAGCGCCAACACGCCCATCACGGCGCTCATCCGCCACTTCTCGCAGATGGCCGCGTTCAAGACGGATTCCGCGTATACCGTCGATTACGGCAGCATCACGCTGGCAAACGGGCAGGCCGCCGCCGCGTTTTATATTGTCCCGGTCAACCGCACCATCGGCAACACCGCGTACGGCCAAGCCCAGCTTGTGGGCAACAACCCCCGCACGCTCTTCAATTCGGCCGTTTACGACTGGCGCAACGCCTACGGCGCCGGCCTGACGGCGGACGAGCGGCAGGCGGAGCTCGTCAGCGAACGCGTTTTCGCGTCGCTGCGCGCGATGGACCTCGCGACGGCCTACACCTTCGACGACAACGAGCGCCAGGAGTATTACGTGATTCAAAACGGCCGCGCCGTCGTGAACAATTACGCCACCAACACCTGGTACGTCTATACAGACTTCAACATCGCGCTTTTGTTCACCGCCGGGGGCGGGCTATACGGCTGCACGCCCGGGGGCGATATCGTCGGCATATCCCGCGATTACAAAAACGACAACGGCGCGGCTATCGACGCCTACTGGCGTTCCGGCTCGCTGTCCTTCGACAGGCCGTGGATGACAAAGTACGCGACGAAAATCTTCGTCACCATGAAGCCGGAAAATAAGGCGAATGTCCAGGTTACTGTTAAAACGAACAAAAAAGACGACTACGCCGTCAAGACGGTCGCCTACGGCTTTATCAGCTTTGTGCGGGTGAATTTCGCCCACTGGAGCTTCGGCATGAACACGCAGCCGCAGACGGCAAGGCTCCCCGTCAAGGCCAAAGGCTTCTCCTCCTGCCAGCTTGTTTTCGAGAGCCGCGCAGGCTGGAATACCGCGACAATCCTCTCGACGGAGATCAAAGTGAAGTACATCGGCGAAATTAAATAGGAGTTGAGCATATGTCAATACGCACACTCGACAGCGATCTGAATATCATCTCCGCCCTGCCCGATGAGCCCACGGATGCCGAGGGCATGAGCGCCGCGCAGGTCAAGGCCAAATTCGACGAGAGCGGCAACCTTATTCAGGGCTACATCAACGAAACGCTGATCCCCGATATCGGCGATGAGCTCGTCCGCGTCGAAGCCGAAATCACCGCCTCCGTCACCGCCGCCGAGCTCCAGTCCGGGAATGTCCCGACAGCCGGTGCGACTGGCCAGGTGCTGCGCAAAAACAGCGGGAACAACTATGACTTTGGATGGCAGACCATCACCGGTAGCAGCGCTCCGACACCGGGGACGCTGATGCAAAGGGATGGGAACGGCAGGGCTCAGGTGGCGGAGCCGGTAGAGGTGGGGGATGCGGCGACGAAGGGGTATGTGGATAACATGGACCCAATAGGTACGATAAAGCACACCTTGCAAACGAACCTCGGCCCAAAATGGTTATTGTGTAATGGTGCGGGTGTGGCGCAGTCTTCATATCCTGACCTCTATCCCCTGCTGAAGGATTGTATTGAGGGTTCCGACTATATAGCTCGCGCTGTCGGGGGTGGTTGGGGATTTTGTTACGGAAACGGATATTACGTCTTCTACGGCTACTCTGGCGGTAACAATCTGGTTTTTTGGACGACAGACCCAGTCAATGGCACCTGGTCGAACTACATTATGAATCTTTCCGGCTTTTTTGCACCGGAAAATGGTACGATGTCTTTTTTAAATGGGTACTTTATTTGGGGTGGGAAGGTAAACACCGGTCAGGCAGCCGGTTTTGCCTATTGTACGAATCCGTCAAGCACCGGCAACTGGTCGTCTTCCGGTTATATCAGATCAGGCACCAATATAACGTGCAAACAGGTTGTGAGATCAGGATCCAATTATGTTGCACACGTTTATGACAGTAATAACGCCATAACGTATTTTTATCGGTTTAGTTCACTTGGAGGCGCATATACGCAAAGCTATTCCAGCCCGCAACAATATACCGCTAACAATCTGACGGTATGCAACGGATACATCCTGTGCAGCATATATGTTCCTACATACAGATATATGGGTGTTTTTAACTCAGCCGGTGAAGAAATCTCCGCTACTTCAATCGGCGGCAGCCAGTATGAAAGCTATACATCATTTGCTTATATCAATAACATCTATTATGCAACAACTTATTACAACTATAACAGCAAAACAATAGCGAATATCTCGTACAACACGGGAGCGGACCCATCTGTCGCAGCAAACTGGAAATCCAGCATTCTATGTAACGATGATAACCCGCGCGGTATCTGCTATTACGACCCGTATTATATTGTCTTAACCGATAACGGTGCTTATATTGCGGCAGACGCTATAAGCGGTTTCTTTAAGAAAGTGGCATTACCAATATCCGGATTACAGTTTATGACGAAGCTGAACGCAACGGATAAGTTCTTGCTTGCGAATGGAAGCAGCTATATTTTGGGCGCAGCGAAACATTTACCTTTAATGGAACCTGTATCTAGATGCGCATATATAAAAGCTTTTCCGTAAGTGATATCATAACCACCCTACACAACACAAGAACCGAGGTGATCGCACATGGCTCGGATGCAATCGTCGGGAAGCGACAGCATTTATAAGATCGAGGAGTGGCTCGGGGTCAATGAGAATCCGGAGGGGGATACGGGGCTGAGGCTGGGGGAGGCGGCGGCAATGTCGAATTTCAGGATCACCGACAATAAGAAGCTGCAGAAGCGGCCCGGCACGCGGAATATCACGAACCTCCTCTACAACGTCGAGATCACCGTCGCCGACACGCCGGTGACGGTGCTGACGGAGGCGATCGCCTCAACGGCATCGTTCACAGCGTATCCAACCATCGGCATCAGCGACGCCGGCGGGCTGCTCGTTTTGTCCGGCGCGCCCGTGACCGTGGACTGCGCAACCATCGCCTCGTATCAGAACTATTACCACAGGGATCAAAACGGCGTCGTTTACAGGCTGGGGACGTGCGATGTTGATCCCGGACTCGTCGGCGGCGTCGGGCAGTACAGGTGGTCAAAGTGGAGCGCCGTGGCCAGCTGGTATGCCTATTACGCGCAGGGGGCGTGGACGCTCCAGTCCAGCCGGAGGCTCACGTCCGGTGAGTATGTCAGCGGCTACGCGGCCTACGGCTTCAGCATGTGGAGCGGAACCTATTCCAATGCGGGGGGCGCGGCGGGCATCGCGTACGGCGCCGTCGGCACGGTTTACAACGCCTCCGGCCGGTCGGTTGTCCGCGATACCGTCACAGCCGACGGCGCGGACCTTATTGTCACGCGCCATGTGAGCGGCGCGCTGGGACCGTATGACGCCATGAGCTACGTCAAGGGCGCATCCTCCCTCGGGTATGCTTACGGCCCGGACGGCGCGTATCCGGACAACGGGCAGCAGGCCGATCCCGTGACGGGCACGCTTTACTGGTACGACGGCAAGGTGGAGAACGCCTCCTATGTCTGGCGCTTTTATCCCGTATCCATCGCCCCCGGCTCCGGCGACACGCCGGTGCGGGGCATCTGGTCGGGGCGGATCGGCAATACGGAGGTCCTGTGCGCCGCCTGCGACGGGCGGCTGTGGAGCCTGTCCCTGAACGCCCTGCCGAACCTTGTGACGAACAGCAGCCTTGAAAACGGCGCGGCCGGCTGGACGCTGGGGACATGCGGGTCGATATCGCCCTCCGGCGGGAAATTCGGCGGCCGTTTTATACGCGCCGCGCTATCCGGCGCGCCCTGGGAGACGCCGTCAAGCACGCTCGCCCTGATGCCGGACCATACATACTATTACAGCGCCTGGCACAAGGTTTTTTCGGCCGACAGCGTGCCGAGGGCTTTAAATGTCCTGGCTGTCTTCGACGCGGCCGACACGAAAATAGCATCTTACGGCGGCGCTGCCGAAGAAGCGCCCACGGACTGGACGCGGGCCGGCTGCGTTTTCACGGCGCCGGAAACAGCCGCTTACGGTGAGATCCACGTTCTGGGCGCGGCGGCGGGCAGCATCACCTGCGACGCCGGCGGCGACGGCTATGTGCTGCTGGACCTGACGTCCCTCTTCAGTGATATCCCGACCCTGGAATGGTGCGATAGGTATATCGACTATTGCGGCGACACGCTGACGGTGACCGACCCCGGCACGTCCGTCTGGATCAAGAAGAATATCGGGCCGCTGGACACGTCGGGCAAGGTGTTTTTCTTCGGCTTCGATTCGAAGCTGTACATGCTCAGCGGCTTGGAATACAAGGTCTGGGACGGCGTGACGCTGGAAACGGTCGCGGGCTATATACCCGTCACCGTCGTGGCGTCGCCCCCCTCGGGGGGCGGGACGGCGCTGGAGCGCGTCAATATGCTCAGCCCCGGACGCCGCGTCCGGTTCTCGCCGGACGGTACGTCAACGCTGTATAAGCTCCCGGAGCAAAGCCTCGCCGGGGTAAACTGGGTGAAAAACCTCGTATCGGGGACGGACTTCGTGCCGGGGACGGACTACACGGCAAACCTCGCGGCCGGGACCGTCACCTTCACAGCGGCTCCAGCGGCGGGGACGGATACGGTGGAGATCTGCTATGCCGTCCCGGAATCACAGCGGGCGGTCCTCGAGGCAATGACCCGGGCGGAGCTCTACAACGGGGAGAACGACAACAGGGTCTTCCTCTACGGCGACGGCACCAACAAAGCATATTACAGCGACCTGGATTATAATGGCCGGCCGACGGCGGAGTATTTCCCCGATCTGAACGTCGTCAGCGTCGGCGATTCCAACACGCCGCTTTACGACCTGCTGCGCCACTACAACGAGCTCATCGCCTTCAAGGACGGCTCGGCCCACCGGATCCGGTACGGGCAGATCACGCTCTCCGGCGGCGCGGTGACGGCGGCGTTTTATGTGGAGACGATCAACAAGGTCATTGGCGGGAGCGGGTACGGGCAGGCCCAGCTGGTGGAGAACCACCCGCGCTCCCTGGACGGGCGGTCCGTTTACGAGTGGGTCGCCGCGTCGTCGGGCGGCATCGCCTCCGACCAGCGCAACGCCCTGCGCATCTCCCAAAAGGTCGAGAGCACCATCCGGGAGCTGGACTTCAAAAAGGTGATGACGTTTTACGACAAGATCAGCCACGAGTATTACATTGTCGAGAACGACACCGCCATCGTCCAGAACACCGAAAACGGCGCGTGGTTTGTCTACCGCGCCTTTCCGGCGCTGTGCATGATCGTCTACAAGGACGAGGTGTATTACGGTTCCGGCGACGGCTATATCCGCCACCTGACCGACGGCTGCAAAAACGACTGCGGCCGGGAGATTTCCTGCTACTGGGAATCGGGCGCGGAGTCCTTCGGCAAAAACTTCATGAAGAAATTCACGGACGAAATCTATATCGTGCCCAAGCAGGAGGAGAGCGCCTGTGTCAGCGTGACGCTTCTGACGGACGAAATGGCGGCGCCCGAGCACACGCAGACCGTCGTAACGGGCTTTTTCAGCTTTCTCGAGCTGGGCTTCCGGTACCTCTCCTTCAATGTCAGCCGCCAGCCGAAAACCCACCGCAAGAAATTCAGGGCCAAGGGCTATACCTGGCTCAAGCTCATCTTCTCGAGCGTCTCGGCGGACTCGTCCGTCACGCTCCTCTCCGCGTCCGTCAAGGTCCGGGAGATCAGCAAAGTGAGATAAGGAGGTAATAACATGTCACTGACAGCATTGACGGCGGATGTTGAAAACATCACGAAGCTTGACGACAACCCGACGCAGCAGGTGGGCATGACGCCCGCGCTTTTGAAGAGCCGGTTCGACAAGGGTGCCGCCGATATCAAGGCGTTTTTAAACGGCACGCTCATCCCGGAGCTCACGGCGGCGCTGGGTGACAAGCTCAGCTCGGCCGAGCTCGCGTCGGCGTCCCAGGCGATCCTGGCCTCGGCGCAAGCGTCCGGCCTTTTCGACGGCAACGGCATCGCGTCGGTGACGCTCCTGTCCGGCAGCCACGCGCCGGGCACGACGGACACCTACCGCATCACGTTCACCGACAACACCACCTGCGACTTCACGGTCTACAACGGCGCGGACGGCCTGGGCCAGGGCGACATGCTCGCGTCCGTCTACGACCCGACGAACACAAACGCCGACGCCTTCAGCATGGCAAATATGGCCGAGGGCACGACGAACAAGATTTTCACGGCCGCAGAGCGGACAAAGCTCGCCGGCATCGCCGCCGGGGCGGAGGTGAACGTCAACGCCGACTGGAACGCCTCCAGCGGCGACGCGCAGATTTTGAACAAGCCGGGCCTCACGGCCTTCGGCGGCGGCTATGCCGCCTGCGCCACGGCGGCGGCCACGGCGGCGAAAACCGTGACGCTGACGGGGTACGCGCTCACTGCCGGCGGCATCGTCGGCGTCAAATTCACAAACGGCAACACCGCCGCAAGCCCGACGCTGAATGTGAGCAGCACCGGCGCCAAGCCGATCCTCATTGCCGGCGCGGCGGCGGGGAATATGGCGGCCAATTATACGGCGTACCTGCAATATGATGGGACGAACTACAACATGCTCACAACGCCTGTCGACGTCGTTGTGCGGTCGGCGACAGCGCCGTCCAACACGTCGGCACTGTGGATAGACACGGGGAACAGCAATGTGCCGAAGTATTATAACGGCACATCATGGGTGCCGCTCGTCGCGGTGTGGGGGTGAGGGCGGAGATGATGACAGCCTTTATATCAAGTGGATTTGGAGGTTATGCGCAATGGCTAGTATAACGGCAGCACAGATGGTGACACTTAAGGCCGCGGTAAAAACGGAGATGCAAAGGCGGAACGGCGTCGGCTCTGTCGCGTCTTATGGTGACGCCGCCTGGGATTTTCTAACGGCACCGGCTGCTGGCCAGCCGATGCAGAGTGAACAGGGGCATAAGGTAATCGCGCCGATCCTGGCGGTGAAGGATGTGAGCGGCCTTGCCGATGTTTCGTCGGGCAGTTCGGTGGCGGCAGCTTTTGATTATGCCGGACTCAATACAGTCGTGACGAATCTGGCGGCGGAATCGCGGTATGGCAACTCCACTTGCCGGTCTTCCTGCACCGGCCTGTGCGAGGGCAGCTGCACCGGGTCCTGTACCGGCTGCACCAGCTGCACAGGTTCCTGCACAGGCTCCTGCACCGGCTGCGGCGGTACCTGTTACGGCTCTTGCTACGGCTGCTCCAGTTGTTCGGGCACCTGCACAAGCTGCACCGGCTGCTCGGGCACGTGCACCGGCTGCACTGGCTGCGGGGCGGGATGCGCTGGGGGCTGCACCGGCTGCGGAGAGCAATGCAGCTCCAACTGTGTGTATGACGACCTTTTGGCGTAGGTGGCTTATGGAGATAAAACTGACGGTGAGCCAGGCGCACAGTGATTATATCGAGGGGCTCGAATATGAAGTCAACGCCAGAAAACGCCTTCTCAGCTATATGAGCCGGACAGGCCTCGGCTGCGCGGAAGTGTACGAGCGGGAGCTCGCGGAATACAGCTTCATGCTCCGGGAAGCGATAAACCTCCTTCTGGAGCTGTATCTGCCGGAGGAGGAGTATCAGCGGCTGGGCACGCCGGCCTGCCGTTGCTTTGACAGTAAAACCGGAATTCTGAAGATCAGGAGCCATAACCATGATTAAAAGAAACGAGTATTTCAACGAAACGATACAGCGGCTGTTTCCCTTTGAGGCGGAAGACGGGCGGCTGCCTGGGCGGACCGTCATTTTCCAGGTAACGGACGGCTGCAACCTCCGTTGCTCCTACTGCTATCAAACGAACAAGGGCACGCATGTCATGCCGCTGGAGACGGCGAAGAAATTCATCGATCTACTCCTGTCGGACAAATATGACTATATCAACACAAAAAATGTGTCCAGCCTCATTGTCGAGTTCATCGGCGGCGAACCGTTTCTGGCCGTTGATGTAATGGATGGGATCACTGATTACTTCATCACGCAGATGGCCCTGAAGCACCATCCGTGGGCCGCGCGGTTCCGTATCAGCGTCAGCTCCAACGGAACGCTTTATTTCGAGCCGGGGGTGCAGGAATACATAAAGAAATATAGGGACTTCCTGTCTCTGGGTATTACGGTAGACGGCTGCAAAACACTCCACGATGCGTGCCGTGTTTTTCCCGACGGCTCCGGTTCCTATGACCTGGCGTCTGGGGCCATGTCGCACTACTGTGATGCTTACGGCGGTGAGAAGAAATCAAAAATCACTATCTCGCCGGACAATCTGGCGTTCACAAAGGATGCTGTCCTGGGGCTGATCGAAGAGGGCTACACGCGCGTGAACCTCAACTGCATTTTTGAGGACATATGGGAACCCGCCCACGCCCCAGTCCTGTACACTCAGCTGAAGGCGCTGGCGGACGCGCTCCTCGCCGGCGGACTGTACGAAACCGTCTACGTTTCGATGTTTGAGGAGACGACCGGCTGCCCAATGCAGCCAGAGGAGCTTACCAACTGGTGCGGCGGGTTGGGCCATATGCTGGCTCTGGACTGGAAGGGAGACATTTACCCCTGCATCCGCTACATGGAATCGTCCCTTGGAGAGGGCGTCCCACCTGTCATCATCGGGAATGTCGATACGGGTTTATTGTCGACGGAGGCACAGCGAAATATTGTCGCGCAGATGAAAAGCGTCACCCGGCGCACCCAGTCGGACGACGAATGCTTTTACTGCCCCATCGCCTTCGGCTGCGGTTACTGCAGCGCGTACAACTATCAGCAGACGGGTAGCTTCAATAAGAGGTCCAAGAGCCTCTGCCGCATGCACCGGGCCCGCGCTTTGGCCTGCGTCTATTACTTCAATAAGGTGTTCCGGGCAACGGGTGAGAACAAGCGATTTATGAATCATGTACCTGAGGAGTGGGCGCTCGAGCTCATCGGCAGGGAAGAGCTGGATGCGCTCAACGCCTTGGCGCGGCCGTAAACCGGCCATTAATAACGGCTTAGGGAGAGGATTACTATGATAGATAAATCGAAGATGCTTCCGGAAACGAAGGAGGCGCTCATGGAGATGTTAGCGGTGTATTATAGCGCAATGTCAGCCCGTCTATTCCCTTTCACCGACAACAGCGGCTGCCTGCCGGCACGCACCGCCGTTTTCCGACTGCGTGCCGGTAAAAGCGTCATGCCGTTTGAAACAGCACGGAGATTTATAGACTTGCTCGTATCGGACGCTCGTGATTTTCAATCGCCCGGTTCAGCTGGGTTGACCGTCGAATTTGCAGGGGACGAGCCGTTCCTGGCTGCCGCGCTAATGCAAGAGATAACAACATATCTCCTCTCGCAACTGGAGGAAAAAAGCCACCCGCTGGCGGGGCGGCTCCGCCTCCTGGTTGCCGTCTCGGGCGCATCGTATTTCGCGCCGGAGACGCAGGCGTATATCGCCGAATACAACCGGTTGCTGACGCTTTGCTTTACAGACGGCGAGACTTCCGCCGCGGCTGCGGCCCATTACGAACGTGTATATGGCGGCGTCAAAAAAACCGGGGTGACGATCACGCCGGAAAGCCTGAAGCACACGACGAAGACGATTATGGGCCTTATCGCGTCGGGCTATATGCAGATCGACGCCCGTTGCGATACAGGCAGCCCCTGGGATCTCGATCACGCCATCGCCTTCTACCACCAGTTGAAGGCGCTGGCGGACGCGATCATCGACGGCGGATATTACGAAAACGTCTGTGTGCAGCTGTTTGAGCAGGACGCCGGTCAGCCCATTCAGGCAAACGAGAGCAGCGGCTGGGGCGGCGGTCTCGCGTACACGCTGACCCTGGATCACCGCGGTGATATATATTCCTGCATCCGGTATATGGAGTCAGCACTGGGGACGGATATGCAACCGGCATCCGTCTGCAGTATCCGCACGGAACCGACAGCGACCTACGAGCAGCAGAAAGCCACCGACGATATGGCCCGCACCACAAGGCGCGCCATATTGGAGGACATCTGCTATGAATGCCCCATCGCCATGAGATGCCCCAACACCAGCGCCTGCAATTACCGCCTGACGGGCTGCTTCAATAAACGGGCAGCGAACCTCTGCCCCATGCACAAGGCCCGCGTCCTCGCCTGCGTCTATTATTTCAACAAGGTCTTCCGCCTGAAGGGCGAGAACAAGGTCTTTCAAAACAATGTTCCCGAGGAGTGGGCGCTTGCCATTGTCGGCAGGGAGGAGCTGGATATGCTCAACGCGCTGGCGTCGCCCAATGCCGCATCGAATTAGGTAAAGGAAAGGCCAACATATGAAACTTACCCGGTTCAGCAAGAAGATCGTTGCGGTGATTATCGCGGCAAACATCGTGTTTACGGCGGCGGTGCTGTACATATTTGTGCGGACGGGTAGCGAACCTTCAACACTGATTGTTTCATGGTTCGGGTTTACGACGGGGGAGTTGGGGGCGCTGGCGGGGCTGAAGCATTCAGAGAACAGGAATCATCGTAAGGATGCGGATTGAAAGGAGTTTATTTATGAAAACACTTGTACAAAAGCTGCAGAGCCGGAAGCTTTGGGCGGCGGTGGCTGGGATCGTGACGGGGCTCGCCATGGTCTTCGGGCTGGACGAGGGCATCATGAGTACCGTGTCGGGCGCGGTGGTGGCCGTCTCGTCGGTGATCACGTACATCATCGCAGAGGGCCGGATCGACGCCGAGGCTGTCAAGGCGGCCATCGAAGCGGCGGAGAAGGCGAGGGAAGCGCTGGAGGGGGAGGAAGACGGAACGGCGGCCGCTGCGGCCGACGGCGCGCCGGGGTCGTCGCGCCCTACGGTATAGCGGTGATACATAATGCTGTACAGCACTAAAATTGAAGACCTGAGGGCGGATGTGGCGAAAAACTGCCGGGTGTTTGTCGCGCTGATGAAGGACGCGGGGTTTCGCGTGCAGCTCGTCAACACCGTCCGGGACGAGGAGATGCAGCGGGCGCTTTACGAGAAGGGCGTGACGAAATCCAGGGTGCCGACGTTCCACTCGGTGAAGGCCGGGCTCGCCTTCGACATCTGCCAGGGCATCGCCGGACACGGCTACGACAACGAGGCATTCTGGGACAAGGCGGGTGCGCTCGGCACGAAAATGGGCTTTGAGTGGGGCTGGAGCTGGAAAGGCTTCCCCGAAAAGCCGCATTTCCAGTGGTCGGCGCACGGAAGGTTCAAGGGAAGCGACATTCTCGGCGGGCGGTACCCGCCGGAGATGCCCTTATTCAGTGAGGAGGACGATATGGCAAAGCTGACGGACGCGGAGTTCGCCGAATACATGCAGCGGTACATGAGCGTCGCCGGGACGGGGGACAGGCCCAGCCCCTGGGCACAAGAGGCAGCCGAAGACATGAAAGCCGTGGGGATCATCAACGGCGACGGACAGGGCAATTACGGCTGGCAGAAGCCGATTACGCGGGAGGCCGCCGCCGTGCTGCTCCTGAATTTCAAAAGGGCGGGAGGGCAGTCGGATGGATGAGTGGACGATCGTCGGCGTGATCATTGTGCTGTTCGGACTCATCGCCTCGGTGGTGACGCCCTTACTCAAGCTCAACACCAGCATCACGCAGCTGACCTGCGCCGTCAGCGTCCTGCAGAAGAACATCGAGGGCCTGACGTCAAAAAACAGCGAGAGCCACGCCAAGCTGTGGGAGCACAACACAAAGCAGGACGCGCTGCTGAATGACCACGAAACCCGCATCAAGCTCATCGAGACCGCCGAAAGAGGGGGATAGAATATGGCACAGTTTTCATCATCGGACCAGCTGCTGCTGGAGGATTTTAAGAAGCAATGGCAGGCCGCGAAGAACGCGGGCAACACCCAGGGCATGGAGGACGCGCACAGGCGCGCCGAGGACCTCCGCGCCGCTTACGGCTACTCGGGCGGCATCGACGGCAGCCAGTATATCCCGTTGGAAAAGGGGCTGCCGGCTCCTGAATTCACACCGCCGGCAAAACCGGTTCCGCTGCCCAATTATCCGTCGGATAAGCCGGTACAACCGGTTCCGCTGCCCAACTACCCGTCGGATAAGCCGGCAAAACCGGTTCCGCTGCCCAATTACCCGACGTACCCGGAGCACCTGCCATCGATACCGAACAAAAAGCTCTACCCGGCCGAGCCGCCGCCGACGGGCTACATCCCGCAGGGGACCTATAACGACGCGGAGCTATCCGAGGCTGACCAGGCCAGAATCGAGGCGCTGCAGCTGCGGTGGCAGTATGAGACGGCGCGGGGCAACACGGCAGCGGCGGAAAGACTCCACGAGGAGGCGGAGAAAATCAGGGCCGGTTACGGCTATTCGGGCGGAGGAGACGGCTCGGGCTATCTCCCGACGAATCTCACGCCCGGTACGCCCGGCTATGTCGCCCCCGGCACGTATACCGGACAGGAAATGTCGCCGGAGGACAACGCGAGGATCGAGTCGCTGCAGTACCAGTGGCAGCGGGCGATGGAAGCCGGCGATGTGGAGACGGCGAAAAGGCTCCACGAGTACGCCGAGGCTATCCGCGCCCGGTACGGATTTTCCGGCGGAGAGGACGGCAGCCAGTACATCCCGCTGGATGTGACGGGTCAGACCACGCCCGGACAGACCCCGGCCTACACCCCCGGCGGTTACTATGAGCCCCCGACGCTGCCGTCCGCCAACTCGGCGGAGCAGTACATCAAGGAGCTGTACGCGGCGCGGCAGGAGGCCATATTGCAGGCTTATAAGACGGCGTATGACGCCAACGTAAACACGCTGGACGCCGCCGCTGCAAAAATTCCGGCGCAGTATCAGGCGGCCCGCAATCAGGCCGCCGCCCAATCGGAAATCCAGAAGGCGAATTTCAACGAATACGCCGCAGCCTCGGGCCTCAACAGCGGCGCGGGCGGGCAGGCCATGCTGGCCATGGGCAACCAGCTGCAGGGCGACCTGTCGGGCCTCGGTATGGCGGAGGCGGACGCGCTCTCGGACCTGGAGCTCCAGCGCACGCAGATTGCAACGCAGTACCAGAACGATATCGCCCAGGCCATCGCCGACGGCAAGCTGGAGGAAGCCAGCGCTCTCTACGGTGAATTCGTCCGCATCGACAGCGCGCTCCGCGACACCGCCCTGCAGCAAGCCTATCTGAACGCCGACGCATTTGGAATGAATAACGACATATACAACGCGAACAAGGCGGAAGCGGCTTCTATAGCCGCCTACACGGGTGATTATTCCGGAATGGCCGCCTATGACTGGTCGCCGGAGCTCATTGCCGCCATGGAGCAGCAGTGGCTGAAGGACAACCCGGATTAAGCGGCTCAGCAGAATGATGCCAACCATCTATAAAACAGGAGGTATGAACATGACATACAGGGACAGGCAGCGCCTGAGGGCCGCCCAGGCGCGCCGGACAGCGCCGGCCGAAGCGAAATGGCCGGAAACAATAGAGGAGCTCGACGCCCTTGGGTCGCCCGGCACACAAGCACAGGCGACCGCGTCGTCCGGCGCCGAAGCCCGCGCCCGGCTCGTTCAAAACGCCCAGCAGACCTTACAGGCTTTACAGGCCCAACAGGCACAGCGCCGCCAGCTGGCGGCGCAGAAGGCAGGCGGCCTGCAGCAGAATTTAATGAGTTCGCCGTATCTGTCCCTGGCAGGCCTGGCCGCGCCGGGACAAAGCACCCGCACCCAACAGGCCGCCTATTCCGACCCCGCCCCCGAACCCGGCCCCCCGCCCGATTATGGCCAGCAAACGCCCCAACCCACCCCGACGCCGCAGCCGAATCAGACGCAGGGCGCGTCCGGAAGCCCCGGGTACGGCATGATCGACCCCGGCGTGGCGATAGCGCAGCAGATCATGGAAAAGCGCAACAAGGATTTGCAATCATGGGGTCAGACCGCCGCAACAGCCTCCGCGTTGGGCCTTCCGGTCCCGCCGTTACCGCCGATGCCGGGCGGGCAGGCACAGGGAAATCAAGGGCAAGTCAAAACACCATCAATCGGGTTTGCTGACCCGGGACTGCATGCGGCTATAATGGATGAACAACTGAGAAGCGGGAATCAGTACAGATTAAACCCGGAGCGCTTGGTGTCATTGGCGAAAAGCCAAGTCGGTTATACGGAAAAGAATGACGCGCAGTATAACAACGACGACATTTCAGACGCGACGCATAAGGGTTCGGGCAACTATTCAAAGTACGGAGCATATACAGGCAATGATGGCGCTGCTTGGTGCGCATCTTTTATTTCCTGGCTTGCACATGAGGAAAACGAGAGTTCTTCATTTGGAAAATGGGCAAGTACAGGGTATATTATGAATGAGTACGGCGATGATTATCACGCAAATGACCATGTAACGCCGCCTCATGCCGGTGATCTTGTGATTTTCCATGATCCTGGCAAACCCGTCAAAGATGATAAAGGCAACTTTGTTTATAATTCTGACGGCAGCAGGAAACTGGGGATTGAGCATAGTCATATAGGGATAGTTGTGGCATATGATCCAAAAACTGGTACCGTGTATACGGTTGAAGGCAACACCGGAGGTGTTGACGGGTGCGGCGGCTGCGTCAATTATCATTCTTATAATTTATATGATGTTTATAAGGGCGGAGAGACAGATAAACGCTATATGCAGGGCTTCTGTTCAAACGGCGGTTCATCATTCGGTGCGATTACAAATGCGATGAAGTAGGCAAAACCGACAGTTACCATCCATTAAGTTTTGGAAAAAGTAATAAACTTGTCAATCCCGCGCCCTTCGGTGCGGGATTTTGATTATAGTTGACAATAAGTGACATTATATGCAATAATTAGAATATTACATCTAGGAGTGGATTGAGATGAAGAAAACAGCTGTTCTTTTGACATTGATTCTTGCACTATACGCGTCCGGGTGCGCGAAAACCGAGCCTCAAAATACGAAGGAGCCGCCGAGCCAGACGGCTGTATCTGTTTCGGAATCGACAGATGTAACGCCAAGTGCTTCGGAAGAATCGTCGCTTGAACCTGTTAGCGTACCTTCCGTCAATCCAATCAAGGAAGCATCAATAATCGTCAATGAAGTAGACGACGAGGAAGGGACCATTTATATCGGGCAATCCTCGCTTGACGTCAACAGCATTTTTTATCAAAACGATATAGAAATAAAGAGCGGCGATGATGACTCATCATGTACAGATTATCTGGAAATTTCCTTTTTCAAAGGCAAGGTTGATGGAATTCTGGTGATGGCATTAAGCGAAATACCGACGTCTCTGGGTCTCAATTTCGGCGATTCGCTTGAGCAGATGACAGATATATACGGAACGGAATATAAAGTTGTCTTAGAATTTACAAACGGCGTCGGTTATGAGTATGAAGTCGGAGACCACATTTTTTATGTAGAATTCTACGATGAAAAGGTCGCAAAATGGGGGATTCACAAATAAACATCAAATCAAATGAATATGTGAAAAAGTCTAGAAATCCCGCGCCCTTCGGTGCAGGATTTTTTTTGTTACTAACCGGAAACGAACCGGTTTTCACAAATTAGATAACTGCGGCGTCGGGCCTGTCGAGCGGCGCGGGCGGACAGGCCATGCTGGCCATGGGCAATCAGCTGCAGGGCGACCTGTCGGGTCTCGGCATGGCGGAGGCGGACGCGCTCTCGGACCTGGAGCTCCAGCGCACGCAGATAGCTACGCAGTACCAGAACGATATCGCGCAGGCCATCGCCGACGGCAAGCTGGAGGAAGCCAGCGCTCTCTACGGTGAATTCGTCCGCATCGACAGCGCGCTCCGCGACACCGCCCTGCAGCAAGCCTATCTGAACGCCGACGCATTTGGAATAAATAACGACATTTACAATACGAACAAGGCGGAAGCGGCTTCTATAGCCGCCTACACGGGTGATTATTCCGGAATGGCCGCCTATGGCTGGCCGCCGGAGCTCATTGCCGCCATGGAACAGCAGTGGCTGAAGGACAACCCGGCTTGAGCCGCTCAGCAGAATGATGATGACCATCTATAAAACAGGAGGTATGAACATGACATACAGGGACAGGCAGCGCCTGAGAGCCGCCCAGGCGCGCCGGACAGCGCCGGCCGAAACGAAATGGCCGGAAACTCATCAGACGCTCAAATCGGCGTTTTTATCAGGCTTCAACATGAAGAACTGGAGAGAGCGCTTGAATACCTGAAGAAATATGGATAAAGGAAGAGGGCAAAATACCATTTTTCGACAGAATCGGAATCTAGCTTGAAAAATCTTGCATTAATGCGTATAATAAAAATGTAAGATTATGTATATTTAAGCGGTATTGTGATTTTGGGAGGCCTATATGAGAAAGAAACCTATTATTATGGTTGTCAGCGTCGTGTTTTTTGCACTGTTACTTAATGGATGTGTGGCAAGCAAACCGCCAAAGTCCGTTAATAACGTAACGGAGACGACAACCTCTCTGGAAACATCAGCGATATCTCCATCTGCTTCGGTTTCCGAATCAACAGACGGTGCTCCCGAAGCTGCTCAACAAGCAGTGGCAAGCGAAAGCTTCAACATATACGATGTGCGTCCTGACTTTTATTACGAGTATATGCTGGTCGATACGTATATCAACGTATGGATATGGTCAGTCAATCCGGACAAAGAATATAATACTGATGATTTCAAGGAATATCTTGATGAAAAGAGCGGGATATATGACAGAGAGATACAGCGTATAGAGGATTACTATTCAAGGGGTATAAGTCTCAACCTGCTCAGTTCTGACTATGAAGAGGCTAAGGAAATGCCGGACAATTTGAGCGATATCTATTACTCTATTGAATATGAGGAGATATGGCCCGATAAGACAACGCATAAGGTATCTGTCCGCCGGATATTCACCGTTTATTACGACGGCGAAATTCTGAAGATCGTCGATATCAGGGATGACGCGGAATAAAGCGCTGCGTCACCATTTTAAAGCCTCTTTTCGTCCAACATGAACAGGTCGTGCAAGCCATGCCTAAATTGAACAGGAGGCATGAACATGACATACAGGGACAGGCAGCGCCTGAGGGCCGCCCAGGCGCGCCGGACAGCGCCGGCTGAAACGAAATGGCCGGAAACGATCGAGGAGCTCGACGCCCTTGGCGCGCCCGGCACACAAGCACAGGCGCCCGCGTCATCCGGCGCCGAAGCCCGCGCCCGGCTCGTTCAGAATGCCCAGCAGACCTTACAGATGCTTCAGGCCCAACAGGCCCAGCGCCGCCAGCTGGCGGCGCAGAAGGCAGGCGGCCTGCAGCAGAATTTAATGAGTTCGCCGTATCTGTCCCTGGCAGGCCTGGCCGCGCCGGGACAAAGCACACGCACCCTGCCCGCCGCCTATTCCGGCCCCGACCCCGAGCCCGGCCCCCCGCCCGACTATGGCCAGCAAACGCCCCAGCCCGCCCCCACGCCGCAGCCGAATCAGACACAGGGCGCAGCCGGATACTCCAATTACGGCATGATCGACCCCGGCGTAGCGATAGCGCAGCAGATTAACGCAAAAAAACAACAGAGCAGCGCCGTCGGGTTTATCGACCCTGCCTTAGCGGAAGCGCAGAAAGCATACCAAATGAATCTGAGCCGAGGTGTTATCGATCCGGGGTATGCGGAGGCAGAGCGGTGGTATAGAACACTGCATCCGGAAATATATACGGAGGGCCATTTCGTGGACCTTGCCCCGGGTGACGATGTCAAGAATAATCCATACGGAATTGACATAAATCAATTTTTACGCTGGGCATACAGTCAATTGGGTTACCATGAGAAAGCATCGGACGCAGATTTAGACGATAAATACGCTAATCAGGGTGGAAATAATTACACAAAATTCGGCAGCGCTTACAGTGTAAACGGTCAGGCTTGGTGCGCCGCTTTCGCGTCCTGGTGCGCTGATCAAGCTGGTATTTCAAAAGACATGATATTCAGAAATACAAGCACCAATGGATTAATTAACAGCTATATGAACGCAGGCAGATTCCAGCTGAAAGAATCTTATACGCCAAAAGCCGGTGATCTCATACTATTACAAACTGCAAAACCCGCTGAGCCGGATGAAGATGGGTTATATCATGGGAAATGGGATAAAAATGCGAAAGGCCAATACTACTGGGTTGGTGATGGTGGTCGTTATAATCTTGACGGTCACACGGGTATTGTTATCGGGTGTGATGACACATATGTGTATACAATAGAAGGAAATGCCGGTGATGGCGATGTTGCGGTTGTAATGAACAGAAGACCAAGAGATCAAGGCAGGATTAAGGGTTATGGCGTCAACGGCGGCAGCTCTTCCGGCTATATTCCGCCAGATGGTATGTTTTCCTGATGAAAAGAGGACGTGCAAGCGTCCTCTTTTTCTATCGTTGACTAAAAATACACATTATTGTAATATAGAGGAAATAAAAGCATAAGGAAACGTAAGGGAGAGGTTCAGGGATGAGGAAAATGCTCAATGTCTTTGCAATAGTATTAGTACTGGCGATATGCCTGTCCGGGTGTGCGAAAACTGAGTCTCAAAACGCTGATAGCACACCGCTCCAATCGGCATCCCCGTCAGAAGTGACGGCAACCGGGGTTGTGGCTGAAACACCGCCGGTATCAACCGCAGCAGCGGTCGAAGCTTCCGAATCACTGGAACAATGGATCGGAGCCTACTGGTTTTCTGAAACAAACGCCGATAACCATGAATTAAGATATGAAATTTCAATATATAAGAAGGATGACGCATATTTAGCCCATTTCTATATTTTCGGTTTTCGGACAATGAACGAATTCCAAGCTTCTGTGTACGGTAAAGAGGCGTCAGCTGACCTTGTTTTTGAGGAATACGTTAATGATAATTATTCTGAGCCATTTAAAAAAGGTGATTTATTATTAACCTTGAAAAAGGATAATGGTAAACTCCTGACTGATTGGAGTAAAATACAACCAATGCTCCAGGAAAATGAATCAGACGAGGAACACTTTCAAAAAGCAGACTCGGAAGAAAGCGGGACTGATATATCCAACAAAGAGGTACAATGCCTGAAGGATACGGTACTCGTCAATGAGCTGGACAGTAACGAGAAAGAGCTTTTTTATCTGGGAATGACGAAAGATGATTTGATGTCTATTCTGGATAAGGATGACATCTACTATTACAGCATGGAGAGCGACCCGGGGCCGGGCGGCATGGCATATGACAACAGCTGTCTCTATTATTTTCTGTTCTTTGAAGATGAGATTAGTGTACACGTTGACGAGGATGCGGTGGATTACATCGAAATGCGCGGTTCCGTTCCGCTGAAGACAACATCGACGAAGGCGGGCTTGTATTTGGGAGACCCTGTTGAAAAAATGATTGAGCTGTACGGCAGCGACTATACAGTAGGCACATCTGCTATTCCGGGTGAGGAGATGTATGAGGTTTATAAGTATCAAATGGCTGAGTATTACTTTTATGTTTATTTCCTGGACGATACCGTCGCCAGATGGGGGATATCGAGCAACAAGTATGCTTTTGTCAGTTGA